AAACACAACCCCGCTTCATCTTGCCGACAGACTGCCGCCAAATCTCGCTCCATCTTGCCTGCCATCTTGCCGACATCTGGAATTATTTTTTACACCTTTACATTCTCTAAATTTCTCTCTAGAGAGAATATTCAGGACTGTTATCTATTGCCGTCTTATTTATCTTCTTTTCGTTTTCAATTTGTATTCTTTTTGTGTTTCCATTAAACCCCCGCATCTCTGTAGCCACATGTAATCAAATTCAAATTACTCCGTTTTCTATTTTTCTCTCTAAAATTATTCATAGAGAGAAATTATGATAATATTTTACCACTATTGCAAATCCAAAAAAATTTCCCCAAGTTTCTATAGAGGAACTTTTGTAATTTGATATTTTTATTTTTCTTTTTTTAATTTTATTCTTGAAAATGAATAATAAAAAAATAGTAGTAAATAATTATCTTATATAATTATCTTAGAGAGAAGATGTATAACCCAGGAAACCGTATAAGGAAATCGGGGATTGGGAAACGGGGATTGGGAAACGGGGATTGGGAAACGGGGACTGTTACAAATATTTCTATGCTAAAAACAATTTCTATTTATTTTTTCTTTTAAAAAAAAATTGATACCGTTTTCAAACCAGCCTACAAATCATTATTTAACCCATCTTACAAGCTATGATGATGTCACAAGTTCTGATCAGTTCAACTCCAAGTTCTATTCCAAGTTCTAAATTTGCCAGAAAGGAACGGCTGGTATATATTGTCCCAAGTGTAGATGATTGTATGGGTTTGCTTCCAAGACATATCGGTAATTATATTTTATCATACACTTGTGCCTTCATGACATTTTATATAGAAAATTTGGTTATAAAATATGGCGAACGGTTTGTAACTGAGATATTTAATAATGATATATTTAGACGAGTAACCTTTCAAAATTTACACAAACAAACCCTGCCAGAAAAAATTCAACGATTTATAAAATACGCAATATCCAGTAATACTCAACGAGACCAAATTATTTCAGTGTTTCAAACCAAAATACAAGAACGCACCTTATTAATTCAATCACAACAACAACAAAAAATGGCACAAAAAGAAGAATTATTAGCCCTTGTATCGCTTGTAAATGTAGGTGATATTATTAGTGCAAATAATAAATTTTATCTTATTGTTGAGAAAAGTAAATTGTGTTATTATTCTGTTGAAATAAGGTTTGACCCTGACACAAATCAAGGCGAGTATAATCATATATCTTTGAGAGATTACTATGTTGATATTGACCGAAATGAACGATTTAGAAATATGATAATACTACCAAAAAAGAAATTAGTTATTATTACACATAACTTAACTGTTGTGCGTAACCCAGATATAACAAACAAACACAAACGGGCGTATGTATTAGAATTATTTGGCTATAGAAAACGATCAAGCAACAGCGAATTTGTTAGAAATTGACAAATTTAGGGCTGACTGGGTGTTTCCGATAAATTTTTAGTATATTCATTATATATAATGTTTCAAATTGCAATTCCATCATTCGGCCGTTCTAAAATATTACAATTACAGACACTCGCTACTTTAGAACATTTTGGAATTAATAAAAATCTTATTACAATATTTGTGGTTGCTGAACAATTACAAGAATATAAAACAATTGGAGATGATTATAAATTTGTTGTTGGAGAGAAAGGAATAGTTGAACAGAGAAAATTTATTGAAAATTATTATCCCGCTGGAACTTGGGTTGTTTCTCTCGATGATGATGTTAAAGAAATTGATCTTGATTGTTTTGAAAGTTTAGAACAATTTATTATACATGCATTTCAAGAATGTATTGATAGAGGCTCTTATATTTGGGGCGTTTATCCTGTATTTAATCCTTTTTTTCGTAAAACAAAAGAACCGCTTACAACCTGTTTAAATTTTATTGTTGGGGGATTTTATGGTTTCATTAATCGTCCAAATGAACCTGACTTGCAACAATTTGACAATCACCGTGATGACATTGAAAAAACAATTCGTTATTTTATTAAAGATGGTATTGTATTGCGATTTAACAAAATTGGGTATAAAACAAAATACTATGCTGCTGGTGGTCTTGGCAAACTTTCTGAAAGAATAGATAAAATTAAATTAGGCTCTCAATTATTAGAAACACATTTTGGTTCTTACGGTAAAATATTAATTCGCAAAAATGGCATTTGGGAATTTAAATTATATAAACTTAAAGCTAAATCCAAGGAAACATTTGAAATAAAAATCTTACCAATTCTCTCTAAGAGTGAATTTGAACCTTTATTTCAAAAATTAGAAAAAATAACCATTAGCTCTATCAATGCAAATAACCGCAGAGGATTTCCAAAACACAGAGCAGCAACTTTTGGAACTATACGGAAACGATTTACCGGTGTTGTTGGACTATCTAAATATAGCATTAAATATCCGGAAATTTATAATGAAATGTTACGAATTGGAAAACTAATCTGCCCCTTTGAATTTACAAGCATCTATTTAAATAAAAATGTTACATGTCCCAAACATCGTGACGATAAAAATGTTGGTGATAGTTTATTAATTTCATTTGGCGATTATACTGGTGGTAATATTGTTATTAATGAAACAATCTATGACGCTAATTGCTGCCCTATTGTTTTTAACGGCGGCGAATTAGAACATTATAATACTGATGACCTTCAAGGAACTAAATATAGCTTGGTTTTCTTTAAGTCCTCGTTCAACTAATTTATAGAGAGAAAGTTTCTGCTTTTATAATCGTTTTTATTTTTTTTCTTTTCAACGGTGGTGGTGGTAACGGTTGCTGTGGCATTGGAGGCAATTTTATACTGCGAGATTTTGGCTGAGGCTTTGGATGCGCTTCGTGGTATTCTTGCTTACACTGAGGTTTAGTTATTGAACAACCATAACTTTCATTATGATCAGCCGCCCATGCTTTTACAAACGTAACCCATTTATTCGGCATATATTATTATATTTTATTATATTTTTTGTTCTTTTAAAAAAAGAACTTATAGAAAAAATGCTTCCTATTTGTTTATATTATAATGATTATCTAATGTTGTCATATTTTGTGTTCCCCTCGTCTTACATATTGCAACAATCTTTGCTAAACTGTTCGGCTGAGACTGCAAATAATTAACATTAATTTTAAAGTAATCGGCCTCGGTCAACTTCACATCATCAACAGTATATAAATTTATATAATAACTTAATTCTGTATCATCTACAGGGTCACCATTTTTTTTATGTAATAATGTTTTTTGTTCTAAAGCATTTGCTGCATTAAGAACTTTTCTTGACCTAATTTTAATTGTTTTCTCTCCATATGTTCCTACTGTCTTGTATTGATTTACAATTAATGTTGTATATGTCTTATATAATACCAACCAGTTATACGACCCTTCTATATCAGGAGAAGTTTTCAATATTTGTTTATATTCTGTATTACTAACAATGCGGCAATTTATGTCTCTATTACGCAAACCATAGGTAAATATAAGTTCATTTACTAAATAATTAACATAATCCTTGTTTTTGTATAATGTGTTTATATATGTTTCTACTTCGGCGTGTGATGGTAACGATTGCTTTTCAATAATTTTTGATTTCGTATCTGCTTCTCTCTGCTTGGATAATAAGTCTCTATATTTCAACAGTTTTGTATTTGGCAACCCATCTCTAACCAAAAATATAATATTTAAATAATTAGATGTTCCAGTTGCAGAAAGGTCTAAATTTTTTAAGGCAATAAACAAACTGTTTTCATTACTGTTTCGCATCCAATTACCATCGCTTCCAATTTGTTTGGTTAAATAATTATATTGTTGCGTATATTTCTTTAGCGTTTGTGGTGATACAGTAGCTGATTTCTGTAATAATAAATTAGCGAGTTCGGTTCTAACGGCAGCCATTTGTATTATGATATTATTATATTATTTGGGTTTAAGTTGTATTTTTGTGTTTTGAGTTTGTAATATTTTGCATTATTTATTTTACGATGTTCTTTTTTTTCATCATCTGTTAATAATATGCGTTTTTCTTTACCTGAACATTCAACAATACTGTCATAATATTTTTTATAAGTTATTTTACGATGTTCTTTTTTTTCATCATCTGTTAATGTTTTTCTAAATTTTTTAACAGAACTATCTTGTAATATTGATAATGTATTGTGTAACCATTTATTTACATCATCAATATTTTCTTTAATAAAATTAATGTTTTCTTGAAATACTTGTTCATAATGTGTAATACAATTATTTATTATTTTTTGTATATATGGTTCTGTATTTATTAATTGTGTAAAATAATATTTTAATTTTTTTAATTTATTGTATAAATAATTATAAAAAATATTTATATTTGTAGAAATTATGTTTTTAAGGATTATAATTTTTTTATTTTTTATTTTTAAATTGTATTCCTTGTTGAGAGAATTTTTGTATTTTTTTTCATCACCTATTTTGCTTTCTACATCAATACATAAATCAAAATCAGTTTTAATATCATTAAAAACTTCATATAGTATAAATGGTTCATCTTGTTTTTCTTGGTGTATATAATATTCATAAAATTCATTATTTATATTCAACGACATAATAATATGATATGTTTATCTTTAAATAGTTTAAGTATTTTATATCCCACATATATTACCACTATTTAAAAAGTTGTTTCTAAAATGATGCTTTTGTAAATGAAGGCTTGGTAGTAGTCTTCATCATTCCCGAAACAGAGTTGAAACTGAGTTGAAAAAATATAGTGGTAAAATATAATAGAAAATAATTAACTTAAAATATTGTTAATAATTCCAAATACATTTCATTATGTCTTTTTGCGAAACTATCCCATAATAATTCTATTTCTGTATTTATTGAATTAATTATATCTTGTCTTTCTGTAATAGGTAAATCATAATCTATTCTTATTTGTTTTATTTTGTTTAATAAATGTGTTTTTTGCTGATGATATGGTATAAGTCGGCATTCATTTAATTCACAAAAAATTATATGTTTTATAAATAAATGTTTATCATTATATTTCTTGTTGCAAAATTTACATATTCTTACCATAATGGTATAATTATTATTATGTATTGTTTTTAAATAGTTTAAGTAATGTATAACCCACATTATATTACTACTATTTAAAAAGTTGTTTCTAAAATGATACTTTTGTAAATGAAGGACTGGTAGTAGTCTTCATCATTTCCGAAACAGAGTTGAAATGGAGTTGATAAAATATAGTGGTAAAATATAGTAGAAATATATAAATCTTAAAATAATAAAATTGATTTGAGTTAGAGAGAATATTTAGAATTATATATAGAATGAGTAAAGTTGCCATAGACTGCCCCATTTGTTTAACATATAAACCAACAAGAACCAATTTCAGAATGTGTGGTCATGCAGTTTGCGGCGAATGTGCCTATGAAATGCTAAAAAGAAATATACAATTGTGCCCCATTTGCCGGGAAGTTTTAGAGCTCGGGTTAATTCCTGACACCATTATCGTCATAGATGAATGTTATGAAAAAAAGGCACAATTAAAACCAAAGGAAATATTTTATATAAGAGCAGATACGGCTTATTATGAACCTGAAGAGACGAAATATTATGATGCTGATGACAGCGATTATGACAGCGATAATGATGGAATGAATTAAATATATAAATTGAAATTGAACTTAAAGAACCAGCTGAAGATATTTTCTCGCCCTATTTTAGCTATTATGAATTTCACTGAACGATTAGATGAACCGATTTTAATGTTAAACGATAAATGCTATACAATTTTTCCAATTGTGCATAATGATATTTATTCTCTCTATCAAAAATCTGTAGAATTATTTTGGAGAGAAACTGAGTTAGATATGAGTAAGGATTACGATGACTTTATAACCCTATCAGGTAATGAACAATTTTTTATTAAAATGATCCTTGGGTTTTTTGCTGCGAGTGATGGTATCGTAATGGAAAACCTTGCCGCTCGTTTTTTAAGTGATGTGCAAATAAGTGAGAGCCGCTCATTTTTTTCCTTCCAAGTTGCAATGGAGAATATTCACAGCATAACATACTCGCAACTTATAGAATGCCTTGTGAAAGACGACGCAGAAAAAACGCTGCTGTTTAATGCAATTGAAAATTACGATTGCATCAAACGCAAGGCGGATTTTGCAAAAAAATATTTGACTTGTGATTGTCCGTTTGCAATTCGGTTATTAGCGTTTGCCTGTGTAGAGGGCATATTTTTTAGTGGTAGTTTCTGTGCGATATACTGGCTCAAGTCTCAACACCGTGGTAAATTAAAAGGACTAACATTCAGTAATGAACTTATATCACGTGACGAAGGAATGCACGTAGAACACTTGGTAATGTTATATAAAAAATTAGTTACCAAATTGTCTATTACGCAAGTGTATTTGATTATACAGGCAGCTGTTGACATAGAAATAAATTTTATTACAGATGCTTTACCTTGCCGTTTAATTGGTATGAATGGTATTCTAATGGTGCAATACATTCAATATTGTGCGGACAGATTGGTAGTGCAACTTGGCTACCCAAAAATATACAAAGTTAGCAACCCATTCCCTTTTATGGAAATGATTTCTTTAGACGCGAAAGTAAATTTCTTTGAGGCACGAGTGGATGCATATGCTCTCGCGAATAAGGAGAAGACGGAATTTGAATTAACAGAAGATTGTTTTTAAAAGGAAATTTGCGACAGCCCTCTTTTCTATAAGTTCTTTTCTAAAAAGAACATTAAAGCCATCTCATTATATAATTAAATGGATCCGCATCTATTTAATTATATCACAGACCACCAAGCTGTATGGTGTAAAATGAGAGAAAAACAAAAGCAAAATGCAAGCATAATGAAGTCACGAATTTACAATAAAATACGGAAGGACAGGCAACAATTATTATTGCTACAAACTGCCCAGCAGAAGTCTTGACTGCACATATTGTTTAAACCAATGATAAAATCTATTATTTTGCTCTATTTCCTGAAGTTTGATGCAGTTGAAGTGAATATTTCTGCCGATATAATCAACCCGTTTGCATCTGCGTAATGTTTTTTTGCAATACACACATTTCATTATAAATACACAATATAATTATAATACTAATTTAAACTATTTAAATATAAAATATTTAGCTATATTATAACATAATATGCCAAGACTACCAAAAAATTATTTAAAATCAATTATTTATAAGATTTGTTGTAAAGACCCGCTTGTCACCGAAACATATACTGGAAGCACTACCGACTTTGTAACCAGAAAAAGCAGGCACAAATCTAACTGCAGTAATGTAAATTGCAAAGAATACCATTTTTATGTATATAAATTCATACGAGACCACGGTGGGTGGGACAATTGGGAGATGGTTCAATTAGAACAGTATCCTTGTAATACACAACACGATTTGGCTTTACGCGAACGACACTGGTTTGAGGTAAATGTTTCTACATTGAACAAGTGTGTCCCATCACGCACATATGCAGAAAGTCACTTGGCTTGGCGTAGGAACAATGTAGAATATATTAAACAGAAAAATTTAGCATTTCGCAATAACAACAAAGAACATATTAAACAATATAAATCTAATTATTATCAAAATGTAACCAAACCAAAGCTATTAGCCGCGGCAATCCCTGATGGATATGCTACAGCATAAACAAATCATAACTCGCCATACATAGACCCTCTCAAAAATTGCGGCTGTATCACAACATTTGGATTGCTAAATGTTTTTTCTGGCCGTGGTGCAAACCCTCGCAACCCAGATACAACAGGAGCAGGAGGAGCAGGAGCAGCAGGTGCAGCAGGTTCTAAATAAATCGGTTTATCCTTTATGTTAAATAAATTGTGAGATTGAAATGCTGATTGAGTTCGTTGGTCTCTCGTTTCATATCCACCCAGCGGTTGGTATGTAGTATTTGGAATTGTTTTTACATTTTGTTTTAAAAATGATACAACATCTCCAGCCGTTCGTATAGCGGTTTCATTACTGCGGGTCTTTTGTCCTATAGTGGCAGCAGGGTTATATGTATAAACTTTATCCTTTGCCTCATTAGAAATATATGATGCAATTGTTGACCCGAGAGAATGCGCCGCAATATCAGCACCCTCTACATTATAAGCTTTTTTTGCCTTTTTTAACAAATCTTTAGCTTGTTTATAACGGTCAGTAGATTTTAATTGGCCCAGTGCTAATTTTACATCTGTTACGATGTCAGCCCCTTTGTGTGTCCCCGCAATAAGAAATAACAATTTCCTTGTTTTAGGGTTAAATGCGACTTTTATATCCTTGGTGCTGAGGTTATTATTGACAACATAATCAAATTCAAGTAGGCGTTTTTTTGCGTCCGCAGGCGTTTCATAAGATGCCTCTAAAGCCTCATACAGAGACAATTTTTTACTCATTATATATATACTACGGGGAAATAATTTCCACCTTATCAAAACCAAAATATGTTTCTTGTGTAGGTCCATTTATAAATAAATACTGATGCGGTTCTGTATAAAGTTGTAGCAATTTTAATGCTATGTCTTTAGGTTGCTCTATAACCTCAGTTATAATGTTTTCCATCTCGGGCTTGCTTAATTTGAATATAATGTAATTTGTAAATAATTTCCTAATTTCCTTTACTAATGACATATACGATTGCAGCAAAAAAAACTGTGTGCATTTCATGTGCCGGCGGTTCATACTCAATCGTTTTAAGTAATATTGTATTTCTTTGTTTTTCAATTGTGAGCCAACATCATCATACAAAATTAAGGTGCTCTCATCGTTCTCTCTATTTTCAACCACCATATTATAAATGGTTTCCATATTCTTCCCAGATAAATCCTCAAACAGTTTATCACTGGGATGTTTTTCAAATATGTTGTTTTTTAGACTGTCTCTGCTGGATTTAGGCATAACTACAATTACATTATTATAAATCTTTCTCAATACAGCATTTTTACCTTTGTTTGTTAGAAATGAAATTAGGAGAGAAGTTTTGCCGCTGGCAGGTCTGCCTAAAATTAAATTAGTTGTATAACGGTTCAAATGGCTAAGTGATGGTATTTTTTTTAACTCTGGATTTAAATCCGCATCACAAATAAATTCCGGTATATTTAAATCAATATGATTTTGCGGGATAATTTTTATACTCATTATATTATATATATGGTTAATAAAATTTCTAATGTAAATAAGAACACAAACATTATTGTTCTGCCGTCACAAAAAAAACCCAAAAAAGGTCCTCCTAAACATAAGCAATCACTACAGGAAAGCGAGGCAGAGTTGCAACATTTAGAACAAGCTGTGCCGTATAACACATCACAGTATTACAACCCATTTGCTACATCATCGTCTTATGCTGAGCCAAAAAATTACAATTCAAAATTATATGATAGTGCTGAAACGGAGGGTTTAGTTCAGCGGCTTATAGAA